ACAAATTTCTAGTTAAATCATTCATCTTATCTAATTTACTAGCTAGTTTATTACACTTATCTTCTCTGCTTCTTAATACTTCTTTTACTTCATTTAAATTGATTTCCATTCTTTTATTCTTTTAATTTCTACTCGATTAATTATCTACTCTTAGAGTTTTTAAGTGCCTCACAACACAAGTTAACTCAATAACTCTGGTCAGTTCATAGTCAGTATACTAACTGTATTTATAGTCCGTCTGATTAGACTTCAATATAACATTTGTGTTATATAATACAATACATCTGTTTATACTAATAGTTAAATAGTGGGATAAAGTGGTGTTAAGTGGTAAGGTTGTGCACTAGTCAACACAACAATCTATATCTTTTTTTGTTTATCACAACACTTGTTTCGTTTTTAATAGTGATTTACTTACCTAACATAACACACACACAGACTCTCCGGTTGTACATTCTATTACTAACTACTCATATATACATATATATATATAAAAAGAGTGTAGAACTCTCCCTAAAGGGAGAATTCTTTACACACTGTTAACGTCTCGTTAACATTACTAAGCTTCTGAACAGAAGCTGTACCTTCGAACACAAGGTCTTGACCTGGTTCGGACAATGGACCACCCTCGTAGAGAGGTTGACCATGAGTAATCTTATTACAGAAGATTACGTCTTTGTCTGTGATGTCTTCTCCGTAGGAGAATACTTTACTGACTGTACCATCCACTTGTTTGATGGTTACTAACGAACACAGAACTTGTTCGTCGTGTTTGTTCTTTACGTCGAATGTTCGACCGTAAAGGATACTACCTGTTACTAAATTTAATGACATGTTGTTAAATTTTGATTAATAATTAGAACCCGGGGTCCTTTGGACTTTGGGGACAAGGTAGGGTGCTTTTCTAAATACCTTCATACGCTCAGAAACACACCAAAAAAAAATTTTTCCCAATTTTTATTTTTTGATTAATAATTTTTATATCTTTGCAGTCCAATATCATCATCCCTTGGTAACCAAAAACGGGATTAGACATCGGATTGGTAGGTCTAAATAAGACTGAGATTTTCTCCGGTAATTGGAAAAAGAGCAACGTATAAGCTCTAGTTAGGATAGATTGCACACAGGTAGGTGCGGTGAATTAACACCAGTCTTACTATCCTTGGGTCCTTTAGAGATAAAGAGAACTGCTAGATTGAAATCAACGCTTGAAATAGGAAACCCAAGGGGGAAAGTTGTATCCAATTGAAAAAAAACTTAAAATTATTTGGAAGTATAAAAAAATAATTTATATCTTTGCCTGGAATTTAAAACTAAATAATAATGGCAAAGAAAAAAGTAAACTTTAAACCCTTAAGGGATTGGATCTTATTACCAGATCCTAGGAAAACCAAAACTGAATCCGGTATAATCTTAGACGAAACAACAGCTAACAAGTTAACTACCAATATATTAGAGGTATTGGACGTAGGTCCAGAGGTAACTAGAGTTAAAAAAGGAGATACTGTAATGGTTGATCCTAATGTAGCAGGTATGATTATAGAGATAGATGAAGTATCTCATGTACTAGTATCAGAGTTTCACTGTCTGGGTATAATGTAATGAACGGTTCAGTTACAATATCATTAGAAGATTATCATGCTTTTATAGAAGCTGCGGCAAAAAATGCAGAATCTAGAGAACAATTAGTCCTTACAGCTAAGGAGTTAGGAGTATTCCTATCATATTTAGCTAGTAGAGAGGATATAAAGAAGCATGTACAATCTTTTAATGTGCAGTCTAAGACTTCTAAAATAGAGTTTGAAGGAACTAAAGCAATAATTTCTATAAGACAATGAAACTAACATTAAAATTAACTACAACAGCTAAATATATCTCTTTTTGGAATAGTATATTCAATCTAACTAAGAAAGAAATATCTATACTATTAGACTTTATTAGTATATCCTCTACATATGGTTTATGTACATTAGAGGCTAAAAAGGCAGTATCTACACAAAGAAATATTAAGGATTACAATACTTTAAATAATTATGTAAAGAAGTTAAAAGATAAAAATGCAATTGAACTAACAAATGATGGATACAAATTACATAGATTACTTAGAAATGAAGAGAACGTTACTGTCACAGTGGTACGAGGGAGATAGATCAGGTAACATAATATCTTTTTATTGGGTAGATACAGCATTAATAGCTGTAGTACAGAATAGTCAAGGGGATTTAATAGAATTAATAATAACAGATGAATAATGGATATACTTAAAATGGTTAAAAATTTCAGTCTAGAGGTAGTAAAATTTGCTGCGGCAGGTGCACCAATAGTAACTGAAGAGGTTTTTGAAGAAAGACTTAAGATATGTAATGCATGCGAGCATTTAGAAGGAAGTAAATGTATGAGATGTGGTTGTCAAATGGCAGTGAAATGTAAATGGGGAACAGCAGCATGTCCAATTAATAAATGGGGAACAGTAAACACGAAATAATATATTCGTTATCTAATAAGTACAATTTACCTGCTAAAGTTATTAAAGAAATAATATCTTCGCAGTTTAAATTTACGGCAATGATAATGAGTAGTGGAGTATTTGATACTATAAGATTACCATATCTAGGTAAATTTACAGTAAATCCTAATAGAGTAAAACATATAACTAAAAAAGCCAATGAAAAAGCTAATAAGATACGTATTAAAAAGATATAAATTCTTACATTATTGTAATATACATAATAAAGATTGTAGACGAAGAGTATTCACAGAAGAAAATACGTATATTTGTTTAATAACAGGTAACACACATAAAAAATTTACATTATGACTTTAAGAACGCAATTAAGAAATTTAAAAAGATCTATTAGAGGAAGACGTTGGACAATACGAGAGGATAAATCTGGCAGAATAACTGAAGTTAAAATGATATTTAATCCGGATGAGTATATAAATATGAAGAATGCTAAACAAATGTATACAGATAAACAATTATTAAAGATATTAGAAAAAGATTATGAAGCTTCAAGATGATTTACTATATATAAAAGAAGGTAACACAGTACATGCTAGTCCATATGCACGTACTATATTGGAATTCAAGGACTTAAAAGATAGGGAATTAGCGTTTGTATATTTTATGATAGATCATAGATCTGCTTACTCTGTATATGAGTGGGAGCAACGGGAGATTGAAGTAAAAAATAGTATATTTGGAATAGAGAAAAAATGGTCTGCATCCGCTAAAGTACTAGCAGCTTGTGATAAATATGAGAAGTTAATAGAAACCTCAGCAGTAAGATTATTAAAAGCAGCACGAGAATCCATTGTCAAGTTAGAAAAATACTTTAGATTTGTAGATCTTCATGCTATGGATGATAGGGGTAAACCTATATATGCAGCTAAAGATCTTATAAATAATTTAGAAAAGATGGGTAAAGTAGTAGATGGATTAACAAGATTAGAAGAGATAGTAAAAAGAGAAGAACAAGCCGCTAATATGAATAGGGGTGGAGTAGAAACAAATAAATATAATGCATAATGGACTTTATGGAAGATCTTGAACTTTACAATGAGGCTATGATAAATGCATACAACGTCATAACTAAAAAAGTCAGTATCGATGATGTATTTGTAGAGTTAGAAGAGGAAGATGAATTTGAAGAGGAATTAAGAGAATTCCCTTTACCATTCAATCCTTTTTTGCATGAAAATATATCTAATGATGAGATAGATCTAGTTATAGAGCATTTTTCCGCTTTGGAAGAATACGAAATGTGTGCAGAATTAGTCAATTGTAAGAAAGATGCTAAATAATACTAATAGAGTAAGACCTTCTGCTTTAAATTTTTTAAAAACTGGAGGATATACTAGAGCTTTACCAGGAACAAAAGATTATTATGAATTCTGGGATGAGGAACGTGATCGTTGCTTATATGGATACACTGCTGATAAAGGCACTGATGATGAATTACATGTTACTGGTTTCCATTACTTTTATTTAAACTATTGTCCTATTGATAGGGCTATAGATGAAACACTTCCAGATGGTACTACACAATCTAAACGGGAACGTACTTTTCCTAGATTTTATGATGGAGATTGGGATTATTTTAATGAAATAGATAAAGCTAGAGCAGAAAATAGACACATGATTGTGTTAAAAGCTAGGCGTAAAGGGTACTCATATAAAGCTGGATCTATGTTAGCTAGAAACTATTTCTTTGTACGTAATTCTAAAAACTTTGTATTTGCTGCACAAAAAGAGTATTTAATTGGAGATGGATTACTCTCAAAAGCATGGGATTTTTTATCTTTTGTAGATGATCATACAGCGTGGGCTCAACCACGGTTACGAGATAGAGAGATGAGTAAAATGTCTGGTTACAAGAAGAAAATCAATGGAGTAGATATTGAAATGGGTATGAAATCTCAAATTATAGGGGTATCATTAAAAGATGCGCCAGATAAAGTTAGGGGTAAAGCAGGAGAACTTGTTTTCTTTGAGGAAGCTGGTTCATTCCCTGGCCTCCTGAAAGCGTGGGAGGTGACTATGCCTACCATGCGTCAGGGTAGCAAGACTCTGGGACTGATGGTAGCGTTCGGAACGGGCGGTACTGAAGGAGCAGATTTTGAGGCCATGGAAGAAATATTTTATAATCCTGAAGCTTATGATTGTATGGCTTATGAAAATATATGGGATGAAGGCTCTATGGGAACTAAATGTGGGTATTTTATTCCGATATATACTAATTTAGATGGTTTTATAGATGATCAAGGTAATTCACAAAAGCAAATTGCTACTGACTATGAAGAAACTGCTAGAGATAAAAAGAAAGGTGCGGCCGATGCCAAATCACTAGACCAATATATCGCAGAGCACCCTTTCTCTCCGGCAGAAGCTACATTACAAGTAACAGCTAATTTATTTGATGTAGCATCTCTTCAAGAACAGTATAATAAAATAAGAGCTAATAATTTATATTCTATAGGTACTACCGGTGATTTATATCATGACTCTAAAGGTAAAGTTTCTTTTAGGCCTAACCCTATGAGTAA